CCCACACTTGGATTGGGCGCTGGCATCTCCCACGCCGGGTGCGTTTAACGACACACCAGGTCTGAACGTACAAGCTTACACAACCTCATGGGCCATGAGGTAATACCGCTCATCACTAATTAACCTGCAATCATCGGACAAAACAATAGCCGAAAACATATCGTCGATGTCAGTTAGTCCTAGGTCATATTTTGCCATTACAATCTCCCTAAAATCATCTTCGCCCACAACTACCCGTTCATCTGACAGTTTCTGAAAAACGTCCATAGCAGATAAGACAGACGAGCGGGAAAACCAGCTCAAGTCGTCGACACGAATCTGCTCAAACGGAACATCGAGTAGTACAAAGCGTTGTAGGAAGAAATTGACCAAAAACGGAACGTGGCGAAACTCATAGGCATAACTAATGCACTTGCCAGCAAGGTAAGCCTCGTCGCTAAGTTCCTGCCGGCGGTTAGCCCGGGCATTAAAGCGACAAAGCGCCTTGCAGATCAAAGGAACCATGCAAGGACCATCATTAGTGGGAATAAAAAACCTGGACAAAAAGGTGGCATCGCAATAAAAGCGAACTGACCGTGCTGTCAACTTCATGTGGGCCTCAGCACAGTGGGCCTTCCACATCTCTGTATCCAAAGTTTGATATTTCAACCGAGCCAAAATGTCATCTCCAAGGACAACGATCCGTGTGTTGCGTAAACCCCTCCACCTGCAATAAGAGTACCACAAGCACATGTTCCACACCGAATTACGGCCGGTGGTGTCTGTAGCACCAGTTGGCAGCTGATTACAGATCCAAGCTTCCAAGCCGAAATCACGAGAGCGAACCTTAAAGCGTGCGGCAAGCTTCAGGTAGAGCGCAACGAACCAATCAGGACACCCACTTCTTTGTAACCAATAGCCGAATATTTCCCGCACATCCTGGACCTGCGTCTTGTCATTAGCGCTGAAGTCTCCTTCGTAATAGGAGTCATCACCCGTTGGGGCCATAAAGCTGGCTATGGTCACGTCAGCTTTAGAATACGCCAATAACACCTCCATCTCAGGGCACGAAAACTCGCCCAACCGCGCATTTAGCCGCTTGACGAAAAACCAAGCGAGCGGCCCAGTCAAAACGTTGTACTCATCGCTTCCAACGTAGATGATGCGCGGGGCCCAGGTAGGATCGTTGCGCTTAAGCAGGACTTCACTCTTTACCATCAGGTCCTTGGTGGAGAGTTGGCGCAAATCGACGTCTGCGAGGTTGTTACGAGCGGTGAGCATGCGCTTCCGTTTATCACCTATGAAATTATCAAGCCATTCATTGAACAAGCTTTCGGACCATTCATAGGGTTCGCAGTCTGGGAAAACGAGGTCAGCCAATTGCATGGCCGACTTTCGGATATGGCCAGCTACCTTTTCGTCACTATGATAGTTGCAGCGTTTGTTGAAGGCTGCCAACAAGGAATCAAGATCGTTCCCAGTGACTACCGGTACGTTCTGGAGGAGTACCGGCCCAAGCTGATCTACTACGTCAATGACCTCATGGTTGTGCTTGTCAGTTTCGGTCAACGTAGTTTGGACATTAAGCTGGAACTCACGCTTCGGAACTAAGCGCAAGCGGCCATCGTCCGGTACGGGACGGTCGACGGCACCGTGGTCAATCAAGGCGGCCTGCCTGATCAACCGCTTCCGAGAGTGTCTCTGCTTGGGAATGGTTGCTGTTTTGTTAGGTATAGTGGATAGGGTTGTTAGTAAAGAATGCCCAGTA